GGAAAGCTATTACGATGCGGATGACGATCCCATCCAGGAGCGTGCCGAGCAATCGGAGCAAACGGACCTGTCTTTTCTCCAGAAGCTTTGCAAAGATGCCGGCCTGGCGCTGAAAGTTACGGACGAGAAGATCGTAGTCTTCGACATTGCGAAGTACGAGCAAGCGGATCCCGTCATGGAGATATGGAAGAACCAAGTATTGTCTTTCGACTGCCGCACAACCATCCATGACATCTACAAAGCGTGCCATGTCAAGTACAAGCACTCGCAAAAAGACGAGTTGATCGAATACACATTCACGGATCCGAAACGGAAAGAGGGGCAGACACTGCAGGTGAACGAGAAAGTGGACTCACTGGAAGCAGCCGAGAAGATGGCAAAGAAGAAGCTCCACGAAAAGAACCTGGAAGAAGTTTCCGTGTCACTGACCATGATGGGGAATTTCGCCCTGCTCGCCAGCAACACCGTCCAGCTCCATGGATGGCACAACTACGATGGCAAGTATCTGATTACGCGCAGCACGCATGACATCGGAAACGGCTATACCACAAAGATTGACCTGAGGAGGGTTATTGATGGCTACTGACGTAGAACGAGCCCTGCGCGGCATGGTGCGGACTGGCACAGTATCGGCGGTGTATCCAGAACGCGACACCGCGCGGGTGACATTCGATGACAAAGACGGAACGAGCAGCCCGGAACTCCATATCATGCATCGTTTCAGCGGGAAAAATAAAGACTACTGGGTGCCGGACATCGGAGACCAAGCGGTTTGCCTTTTTGCCAACAACGACAAGAATTTTTCGACCGGCTGGATACTTGGGTCGTATTTTACCGACAAGCAGCCGCCACAAGTTGCCAGCGCGGACGTGATGCGGCTGGACTTTGCAGACGGATCGTATATCGAGTACGACCGTGGAAGCTCCACGCTGACGGTAAATGTGACGGGCGCCATCATTATCAAGGGAGCAACCATCAATTTGAACTGATTGTGCCCAACTTGGGTACGGGAGGTGGAAGCCATGCCGGCGGCAGCAAGAAAAGGAGATCAAGAAACCGGAACGTGTGATTTGGGCTTACCGGACTGCCCACATAGCCGAACGGGGACAAATACCGTGGTGTCCGGAGATGTGTTCATCAACGGATTGGGAGCGCATCGGAAAGGCGATACGGGCCCATGCAACTGCCCACATGGTGGCACGTTTGCTACCACAGGCGGCTCGGGGACGGTATTCGTCAACGGGCGGGCGGCTGTTCGCATTGGTGACGCCACAACATGCCAGAGCTGCGGCAAAGGCGGAACGCACACGACAGGGAGCGGAAATGTGTTCATAGGAGGGTGATTATGTCATTTCTATCGGGGATATCAGGGAGCTACCAGAAGAAGCTGGCAGCCGGACTATCCATATTGCCGGGGGATTGGCGCGGGAAGCTGTCATCTTGGGGATTGTCGGCACCAATCGGCTCTCTGGGCAGTATTGTGTTCGAGGTGTCGAGTCGCAAAGTACGCACATTCCGCGACCTGAAGCGGACACACAAAGCCAGGTTCGCGACGCATAACTTGATTGGGAATAAGCCGATGCTGGAGTATATAGGCCCGGATGTGGCAGAAATTACCTTCACGATGCAGCTATCAGCGTCTTTAGGTATCAATCCGACGGCGGAGGCCGATCGAGTAAGGAACTTATGCGAGTCAGGCGAAGCCATGTATTTTGTGCTGTGCAATCAGACTGTAGGGCAATATCCGTGGGTCGTCGAGAGTGTAGGGGAGTCAGCCGATACGATTGACAATAACGGTCGCGTCATCATGACACAGATTGATGTCACACTGAAAGAATACGTTCCGTCATCACCGGCAGCAGGGGCAGTGCAAGGAGGGGTATGATGCAGCTGGACATTACCACGGAACAGCAAAATATCAATTTTGCGCCGAAAAGTACAATGGAAGAAGTAGCCCAGAATGTACGCATGATACTGACTACGTTGAAAAAGACCGTCCCGATGGACCGGGAGTTTGGCGTAGATGGAGAGCTGATTGATTTGCCGGTGGCCGCCGCCCAGGCGCGTATGACGGCCGAAATTGTCGATGCGGTACACCGGTATGAGCCTCGCGCGCGGGTGGTGTCTGTCGGATATGAGGGCAGCGAGCAGGATGGAGAGCTGCAGGCGAAAGTGAGGATTGAGATTGATGGAACTTAAAAATCTGCCAGACATCACATTTGCAGAATCAGACCCGCAGACGATCGAGGGAAACATCATAACGACCGTCGAGGGGCTGCTTGGGCGCAAACTGGCCCGCGCAGACCCGCTACGACTCTTCCTTCGGGGCATTGAAGCACTCATAATCCAGCAAAGGATATTGATCGACGCGACAGCTAAGCAGAACCTCTTGGCGTTTGCTACAGGCGACTACCTTGATCATATCGGCGCCCTTACTGGCACATATCGCCTGCAGCCGTCGGCAGCTACAGCAACGATTCGCCTGCAAGTATCATCGGCCAGAGGAGCAGCTACCCTGATACCACAAGGAACACGAGTGACGGCAGGAGACGGCACACTGTTTGCCTTGGACAATGCGGCGGTCATAAAATCCGGCGAAATGTCAGTGGATGCAAGAGCGACATGTACGGAAACGGGGGCGAAAGGGAACGGATACTTGGCTGGAGAACTCAACAGACTGGTTGATCCGGTGCCGTTTGTCGCAACGGTAAAAAATACGACTGCCAGCGCGGGCGGCGCGGATGAAGAGGATGATGAGAGCTTCCGGAAGCGAATCCACGAAGCGCCGGAACGGTATTCGACTGCTGGACCTGTTGGAGCCTATGAATACTTTACGAAAGAGTCGAGCGCTTTAGTAACAGATGTATCAGTAGATAGCCCAGCACCGACGGAAGTGGTGGTATACCCTTTGCTGACGGGGGGAGAAGTGCCTGGGGGCGAGCTGCTGGAAACAATCAGCGCGGCGCTGAATAATAGGACGGTACGCCCGCTAACGGATAAAGTGACCGTAAAGCCTCCGACGAAGGTGACGTATAACGTAACAGTGTCTTACTGGATTGACAGAAGCGATGCAACCGAGGCGGCGAACATCCAGCGGGCGGCGCAACAGGCTGTAGCAGATTATGTGCTGTGGCAGAAGTCGAAGCTGGGGCGGGATGTAAACCCTACGGAACTTTACTACCGACTGCGCAGCGCTGGCGTCAAGCGGGTGGAAATCACAGAGCCGGAATACATGGCCATCACACGTGCGCAGGTAGCTGTAGCGGGCACGATAGGCGCAAGATTCGAGGGCTTGGAAGATGATTAAAGACTTAACAAGCATCAGCCTGCTTGACATTCTGCCAAGCAATCTGCTGGAGGATCCGCAAGTGTCAGCGGCGGCCAGAGCCTTAGATGCGGAGCTGCAAGCGGTGACGAGGGCAACGGCAGAGACGCTGCATTTACCGTGCTTGGATGAGCTGCCGGAGACAGTGGTAGACCTGCTGGCTTGGCAATGGCATGTAGATTTTTATGAGCCGCTAGGGCTGGATATTGCAACAAAAAGGCGGCTGGTTAAAGAATCGATTGCCTGGCATCGAACTAAAGGAACACCGGCGGCGGTCGAGAAGATGCTTAAAGCAGTCTGGGGAAGTGCCCATATTGAAGAGTGGTTCGAGTATGGCGGCTCGCCGGGATGTTTCCGCGTCGACATTGCGACGACAGAAACGATACGAGAAGCAGATATACCAGTTGTCGCGAAGGCCATTGACACGAATAAGAACGCGAGGTCTTGGCTGGATGTTGTTAATTTTCGACGAGAGACAGAAGGAACGGCATTTTTCGGTCAAGTATTATCACAGGAAAGTGCCTACGAAATCATCCCGCAGCCCATCCAGAACGCGCAAACTTCCGCGGCTATCTACATTGGCGCAGGACTCACCATGGTGAAGTCGGAAGAAGTTGCGCCGAAGATCGCAAGCGACAGCACGGTGAATGTGCCAATAGGGATGACATCTATCCCTTATGTATGCAAGACTAATGAAATTTAGAAGGAGGAAAGGATATGGCGAACTGGAGCGGCGGCGTACTGACCGCAGCAGGCCGCGCCCTGCAGCTGAAAGTAGAATCTGGCACCAAGCTCGAACTGACAAAGATAAAGCTGGGCGACGGGAATGAGACGAGCGCGGAAGTAGACAATCTGACCGATCTCGTAAGCGCGAGGGCGGAATTGGCAATCAGCGCAGTAAAAGTGTCGAACGGACTCTGCAAAGTGACGGGCGTCATCCTTACAACAAATGTTGAAACGGGATTTTACTCGCGCGAATGGGGGCTTTTTGCAAAAGACCCGGATGCTGGCGAAATCCTGTACATGATCAGCCTGGATAGCAATCCAGACTACATCCCGCCGAAGAGCGCAGAACTGAAAGCGTCGGCGACGTATGCGATGAACATCGCGGTGCAGAATGCCAGCACCATCAAGGTAACGATAGATCCGGCCGGACTGGTGACGAATGCGATCCTGGCGGACAGCTTGGGCATTGTGCTGCGGAACACGGCCTACAAAGCCGGGGACTTGCTCTATGACACGCAGTTGCTACAGCACAACTTCAGACTTGAGTGCGTGACAGCTGGCACGACCGGAGCAACATTGCTTGACTTATCGTCGGCAAAGCTGGGAGATCACATCAAAGACGGCTCGGCTGAATGGGTCGTGAACCGCCTTTACACATCGGACGGCGAATTTTTTGACATAAATGACACTGGAGACATCGAGCCGGCAGATGATCCGATTTACTCCGTGAATTTTGAGCTTGATGATAGCGGCGATATTATGCCGAGAGCATAAGAAAGAAGGAATAGCATGACAACGAGAAATTTTGTCCCGCGGGCGGCTGGAGAAGGCAGCTTGGGCACAGAAGCAAAACCATGGGGGAATGTATATACGAAGAAGCTGGTCACACCGGACGGCGACATCAACAAGAACATTGATGTACGATCAAGCATCATCACGGCAACGTCACCGGCATTTTACGAGCGTGCGTCTCTGCCAAAACCGGCACAGACAAAGATAACGATTGCGCCGACTTGGATTAACGTCAACGGCGCGGGTTGCGTCTCTGCTGCTGACTGCGTACTGGACTTAAATTCTGCGACAGCTTGGGATAACGGCACATATGCAACGGCGGCCAGCCGCGCGGGTAAAGATTTCTATATTTATGCAGCAAAGCCACAATCTGGCAACGTACCCGCTTTTGTACTGTCGGCAAACGCCACCTGCCCGACTGGGTATACTGCAGGCAATGTCCGCCAGATTGGCGGCTTCCACTGCCTCTGTAAGTCTGTGGGCACGATCAGCGGCCACGCTCTTTCGGGGTACGTGACCGGCGACATCTTGCCGGCATCCGTGTGGGACCTCAAGTGGAGGGCAATCGCATCGAATGCCGGAATGGTGTGGTGCGGCACAGCTTGGGTGGACATCTACCTTGCAGGATGGGATGGCTCGAAACTTGTATCACAGTACGGCGCTACAATCCAGGATG